GGTTGAAGCATACGCCTTTAAGTGGTGGATTTGCGCCCGTATTCCAATTTGCGGCGTGGTGAAGCTGTTACCAGGTACACCGCCGCCTGTTGCGCCAATACCTGCGAAATTGTTTTGTTCGGGCTTCACATCACCGCCAAACTTGAAGTTACCCGTTTCAAGACAAGACTGCGCGAACGCAACATCCCCTCGCACACCCTCAATATTACCCTCGCTTATGAATAACCGCGCATATTCGGCGGCGTAATCCTTTGTAGCGGGGTTTTTGCTGATAAGATAAGCCGCCATTTGTTCAGCCGTTGCGATGGCTTTACCCATTATCGGCGTTCCCTTAAAAGTGGGCGTTTCGGGCGTTGTATTGCCGCCGCTCAACCTTTTGTTTACCTCTGTACAAATTTCTTGTAACCGTGCTTCGATATAAGCACCAGGGCAAGATGTGTTTGAAAAGAACTTATGAATTGTCAACGATGCGTTTGGCGTTCCGTCAAAATACAAGCCCGACTGCCCGTTTTTCTGTTTTATTCCAGGGTTACGCTTGCAAATATCCACAAGCAAATTTAACATAGCGTTCCATGCTTTTTCGCCAATATCCCAAGTGGGCGCGGTTTTACTGTTTGCAACTTCAAGCGTTATTGCTTGATGGTCATTTGTACCACTTGAAGAAGTCCAGGGGCGGTTACGTTCATCTATCAACTGCCCGATAACCCCATCATTGCATACGCCATAATGCCAAGACGCGCCGCAAGTGGGGTTTCTTCCCCAACCTTGCAAGTTTGCACCACTAATTACACCCGCCGCATGGTGGATAGTAATTTTTGAAATAGTTTGGTTGCGCGGAATATTACATTGTGTAGTTTTTAGCGTTGTAATTGTCGCTAAACTGCTTCCTACTCTACTCATTATCATTTTCCCCCTTTCCGTTTTCGCTTTCCTCAATCATGGAATGAGGAATTTCTACCGTTTCACCGTCAACGGTAATTTTTACATTTTCATCTTTCATCGCTGTTTTCCCCTTTCTTGTTTAGAATATCAATAGCTTTCCTTATAACGGCGGGTATGGGAACGCCCATAATTCCCGCATTTTCAATAATGCTGATTAGTTCATTACTGATAAAAGCAACGATAACGCCATCCCTTATAAATTGTGTTCCTATGACGTTATCAAGCTGAACGGCAATTATAACAAAGAAAAGGCACATCCCTTTTTTCAAAAGCCCTTTGAACCCCGCCCAACTTTCCAACGATCCGTTTTCGCTCTTTTTGCTTTTATGGAAAACTCCCGCTACAATTAAACCCGATATGTAGTCTATCCCCATAAAAACAACTAAAGCTATTAAAATTTGGTCAAACCCGCCCATTGCCGAAACAATAACACCGCCAACCGCCCCCATTACCGCGCAAAATCCCGTTTTCATATAATCATTCCTTTCTAATAGCAAAACCCCGTATACCGCTTAAAATGCGCTATACGGGGTTTTTAATTTTGGGGTATAAGAACATTACCCCATTGTTAAAGCGTTCGTTACGCCGCCAAATCGCCACAATCCAAGTCAATCAAAACTTGTTTGACTTGATCGCGCAATTTTTCGGGAACGTCCGCGAACGTCTTATTGCCTTTGACAATAAGAGTAGCATAAACAACCGCCATTTCTTTCACATCCTTTCTCATAAAAAATAGAATGATTTTAAGCATCGGGATCACCTTTCAAAAGGGCTTTTACTTCCTTTTTCAGCTTTTCGGGAACGTCATTAAGCGTTTTAACCCCTTTTTTAATTAAATCTGCGTATACTTGCGCCATTTTTTACACCATCCCCTCGTAAATTTCAACTAACGCTAATTGTGTATCGGTTAGTTGTTTGTCTAATACTGCCGTTTTTTCACTCATTAACAGAATGAACGCATCCTTTTCGTGCTGTACCATGTTGTACTCGTAACCCTCAAACCCGTTTTCTTCTTCCGTGCCTGTTTCCTTTATGGGTTCAATGTTGGTATTCTCCCAAACGCTGTATTCATCAATTACAAGCGGATCGGGCTTTTCTGTGCTTCTTACTCTACCGTGATCGATCATTTTGGTTTCACCCTTTCTAAATAATATTTGTTGGCGGCTTCTTGTAACGGCGCAATATATTTTTCTGTTAGACGGTAACTGTTACAATGCAACAACCAACCTTTGTAAGAATAAATACCGCACCATTCGGAAAAGTTCATTTCAACCCCTCGCATCACCTTTCTTTTTATTTTTAGCATTTTTGACTTGAACGCTTTACAAGTGCTTTTTCGTAATAAAACGTAATTCAAAAATACCCGATAACCGACAAAATCAACGCCCCTTATATAAGTGGGGAATATCTGCCAATTTTCTTTTATCGTCAATTTTAGGTTGACTTGCAAATAAGCGGCTATTTGTCGGCGTAATTGGTGTAGTTCCTCTTTTGTCTGCCCGAATATAACAATGTCATCCATATACCGAAAATAATATTTCACGCGCATTACTTCTTTTATCCAGTGATCAAAATCGGACAAGTAAAAGTTACCCGCATACTGTGAAAGATAGTTTCCGATCGGGATGCCTGTTTCGCCTGGGGTAGAACTGATTATTTCATCCAGTAACCACAATAGATCGGGGTCTTTGAAAAGCCGCCTAAATTTCATTTTCAAAACATTGTGATCAATGGATGGGTAATATTTCTTTACGTCCAACTTCAAGCAATATTGACAATTTGGAATATCCGATTGAACAACCCTTTTCACTTTGTAAAACGCATCATGTATTCCGCGCCCTGGTATAGCTGAAAAGGTGTCATCGGTTAATGCTTTAATTATAAACGGCTCTATTACTTGAAGAATAGCCCATTGACAAATTCGATCGGGGAAATAAGGCAATTTGTAAATTTCCCGTTCTTTTATGCCGTCCGTTTTCAAAAATGTTTCATATTCAGACGTTTTATAAGTCTTGTTAATCAACATTTCTTGAAGCTGTATTAAATAGGCTTCTTCATCCTTGTCAATCTGCTGTACTTCTTGATACCACCCTTTACCCTTTCGGGCGTTCTTATGCGCTAATTTCAAATTATCAAGCGCGTATATCTTCTCATATAAGTACCCCTTTCTTTTCATATACGCCCCCTTTGTTTATGCAAGGATTAACCGAATTTTCGACTTTTGAAATTACTACTTCAAAAACTACTAATACAGTTTAAGCTGTTTTTATATTTCGCCAAGCGGCGGGGTAAATTGTTCTGCATATATTGATAAAAGCGCGAATAATACCGCGCTTTTATACCGCATTTACTAACTGCCTGCTGATATTCCGATTACGATTAGAAACAGAATTATTCACATTCCAATAGAACTCACTCGCATTAGTACCATTATTCCACTTACTGCCTAATTGCGCAATACGGAAATGGCTTTTTTATGCGTGTGTTTTCGTAATACTGGTAACTGTTTTACAGACGAACAATTTACCCATATTTCACGTTAATTAAGGTACATAAACCAACCGCCCGCCGATAGTCCGATCACGATGAGAAACAGAAGCAGTCACACTCCAATCGAACCCACCCGCATAAGCACCAATATTCCACCTACCGCCCAACCGCGCAATTCTATAAGCGTTTAGGTCAGTAGTAACATAGTGATAATCCCCTACGGGAACGGATGAAGTTCCTGTTGCTTCCGATGCCGCAAAAAACCAGTCAAATTTGGGATCGCCGTAACCCATAGCGGAAATGTAACCGTTAGCGTTGGGGAATGTAAACCCTGCGCTTTTGTAGTTATCTGTGTTTTTACTTTCGATAAATCCGTTATCGGCTATGAACGGAATACCGCCGCGCAACTTACCATCGCCCCAAACATTGATCCCGTCTATGAACTTCCAAATATTACCCCACGGGTTTTCTTGTCCTCTGTATGAAACAGATACCCGCCCGTTTGTTCCTGCCGCCGCTCCCGATGCATTGCCAAGATTTGAAGTGCCGCCCGTAATAATTGAGTTATTGGCGGTATTCGGATCATCGGGAATGTCAACCACACCGCGACCGATGGCATCGTTGTCTTGAAGATTGAATTTACCGTATTCAATCACCATCAATAATTGCGTTGCGGCTGTAATTGCGGCGTATTCTTGCGACCATCCCGCGCCCCTGTTTTCTGCAACCCTGCCGCAATTTCGGCGGGTTAAATTGTGAGTTAATCCCGATAACGGTTTAGCGTTAATGATTGAAGATAGCTTATTTGTCAATAACGCCGCTTCGTTTGCCGCCTGTGCATCGGTTAAGTTGTAAAGTCCAGTAGCGGGATCGAATAAACAACCCTCAAACGCGCCTATTAAAACATAGGGTTTTTCAACACCGTTTTTAATAAATGCGGGATGCGTCTTGAACCCTGCTTTTGGCGTGTCTGAAACATAGTAACGGGCTTTTCTCATGTGATAACCTATTGTTTCAGGGATTTTATTAAGCGTGAGAGGAACAACCCTATAATAAAATTTAGGTTGATATACCATTACTTGAACAAACGTGCCTACGGGATAAGTAGTTGTTCCGACCGTAACCGCAACCGTCAACGCTCCTGTTTCGGTATATCCTGTTTCGCCGCGATATGCAATTATTACGCCGCTATCATTGACAATACACCGCCTACGACCGCCGAAACAGTTTATACCGTCAAACATTGCGCCAGGCGTTCTACTTTCAGCACCCGCAAGCCTTGTAAATTTGCGGTTTTGAAAATCGGCTTCTATGCCGAATATGTCATTGTCTGTATAGCCAATAAACGCTTGAATATCAGCTATAACCGTATATACTGCGTTTACATCCGATGCCGTTGCTACTGCGGCGGGATCAACTTGAAGCGTAACATTTGCCGAATTACCAACCGACATAACGATCGCAAATTCGATCCCTGTCTGCGTTAATCCGTTATAAGCGGGTATGAAGTCCGCATTTTCGGCAATAGTTACCCCGTATAATATTTCCCCCTCGTTTGGATCGATTGCGTAAACGCCCACGGTATTACAAGAATAACCCGTTGCAAGGGTTAAATTATTAACCGCCCCTGTAATTTTGATCGCCGTGTTGTTTGTGCGTGTAACGCCGCTTATTAGCGTTTCTTGTCTTACGTTGGCAAGGCTTGTTAATGCCGCCAACTGCGCCGCCGTGTAAGTTTGGGATGACGTTCTAATTTTGGTAAATTGAATATTACCAGTACCCGCCATCATTTTCGCCATCAACGCTTGCCCTTTCTGCGTTATGACTGTGTTTGAAAACTGTGCCATTGTTTAACCACCTTTCTAATTTATTTGATGTTTGGTTACAACCGTGATCGTGTTAATGCTGTTTAATGGTGTTTCGTTTTTAACCTCACCGTTAAAGTCATTTGTTACCGTGTAACCGTTTGAGTTATACGCGCTTGAACCCATGAATATTTCACCGTCCATATTAAAATTCGCGTTATAATCGTTTGTTACCGTGTATTTATTGGCGTTGATCGCCGTTGCACCCTTAAACACTTCACCGCTCATATTGAAATTTGCGTTAAAGTCATTTGTTACAAATTCAACTTTGCTTTGAATTAAAGTTGAACCGTTGAATACTGAACCGTTCATTGAATACGTTGTATTAAAATCACCCGTTATAACGTATTTCAATATGTTCATAGTTGTAACGCCGATGTAAAGTTCTTTTGTCGGCTTTACGTCAAGTTGGTTGATAGAAGTAACTACAAGATTAACGGGGATGATGTTTTCAATTATATGTTCCAAATCACGAACGCCGCCGAAAAATCCTATATGTGTAATTATTTCAAGCGCGTATTCGTTGAAATTGGGTATAACCGTAAAATCATCGCCGCAAATCCCCTTTAACATTGCTATAAAAGTATTAAACGTATACGGGGTAATATCATTCCATAACGTCAATATTCGCGCCCTGCGTGATTGTATCGTATCTTCACTTGACGGGAATATACCAAGCAATTTTTCAAAACGCTGTAACCCTTGATCTGTTGCGGTTACAATAAATAACTGCTTGCGAATATCTTCGTTCATATCCCAAAGTAATTCAAATTCGGGTTTTTCTGTGTTCATTATACGTTGAATTTCATCGTATTCTTGAACAAACAAGGGAAGATATGAAAGTAAGTTTATTTCTGTTTTCATTGCGGCGTTATCCCTCCATACACGGGAACGGCATTTTCGCTTAACTGTAAATTCGCCGCCACGTTATTTATTCTTGTATTTCCAACATCCGCCACCCCTTGTATTGCCAATATTCGCGTTTCAATTTGAGAAATACGAACAATTAAAAACGGTTCATTTTTCCACGTTTGCCGCAATTCCATCAAGTAATTTTGAATTACTTGTATTGCTTCCTGTTGAATCATAGTCCAGTTAAACCCGCTAACGTAAGTCAACGCCGTTGAAATGTTTATTGTTGTTTCTGTTACGGTGTCAACGGTTACGGTATGCCCGATCGGGGCTATGCCTACGCCTGTACCCCGTGGCGGCGGATCAATCGCATCTTGTACGTTGTTTATAAGCGTTTGCGTTGCTTTATTGTAATTGCTGTCAAGAATTATCAATTTAACCGTGCCGCCGCCATTCCAAACAGGAATTACTTTTGTTGCGCCTACACCTGGTAACGCCGTTGTTTCATAAATATAATCTGCTTTATTCCCGCCGTAACGCTTAATATTGAATGAAGAAAAATAACGCTCCCTTAAAGGCTCTGTTTCTTCTTCATCCTCACCAGGGATCAACAATTCGGTTAATTCGGCGGTCTGCAACCCGTTAATATAATCAATCGGGATCAAAGTTCCTAAATATTCGTTACCCTCTCTGCCTGGAACTTCACATTCCACATTATAAACCCCTGCGGCGGTCATTCCCTTAACAATGTAAGTTTGTTGCCTGTTGGGTATGTTGAACCGTGTACCCGTCAAATTTATGTTTGAGGGCGTAAAAACACCCCGCAAAATTGCGTTTGTTGCGGGGTATGGTTCAATTCCACGTTCGGCGGCTCTGCGAATAAGATATTCACGGGATGCCGTATTTGCAAAACTTTCATTCATTATTTCATCGAATTCAATATACATCAAATTCAGAAAAGCGGCGGCGGGGGCAAGCGCATCATAAATAATTGAACCCTCGCGCTTATCAACATTGTTTGGTATGCGGTCAAGCATCCTTTGTAAAATTTCTTCATAAGTCATTAAAAATTCACCACCTTTTCAATAGGAATATTCCCAAATACAGTAACCGCCGTAAATAGTGTATGAACCTTGTTTTTATCAACCTCAAATTCAAAGTTCATACACTCTGTTATTCTGCTGTCGGCTGTTAATGCTTCTGTTATACGCCTTTTTATTTCGGGTACAACATAAGAAATTGGCTCACCGAATAAGTCAAGAAGTTCAACGCCAAAATCCCATGAATATATTACATATTGGTAACGCTCTGTATTCAATATCTTGTAAATTAACTGTTTCATAGCTTCTTGTTCATCCGAAAAACCACGCACGTTAATTTTATCAATGTTCATTCGATATGTGCGGCTTGTCTGCTCCTCGACAACAAAATCAAGCGTTAAAAAATCATTATTATTCGGTATCATTACACCGCCCCCAATCTATCAATAACTATAAATTTTTGCCCCCCTTGCATACGGATCAGAATAACAACATCGCCCTTAACTAATCCGTTATGAACCTTAAACTTTTTTCTTCCTGTGTAGGCGTGTAAATGCGATGTTGGGGAAGAAGAACCGCCGCCCGTGTATGTGTCCTGTACTGCGTGAGTATGCGCCGCTTCAAGTTCTGTAAGATGCGAAACAGTCATTTCAATTTCATGTTCGGTTACGTTACGACTTAAAATTAACTGTTCGATCGTAAGTGTCATTTTTTGCTCTACGTTAATTTCAAGGGGGGATGCGTTTGTTACCGTGCCAAAAAATATCATAGCGGGTTTACTTGCATTAACCGCATCTACCGCCGCCTTTTTCATGCTTTCCACTAAATCAGCCAATAAATTCACCACCCCTTAAAGTTAAATCCATGAAATGCTCACTTTCGCTAAATTTGTGAACACACTTTTCAACTAATAAATGATTTTGAACTTTCACATCGCCTAAATCTAATTTCACAACGGGCATACTTCCCGCCCTTACTCTTAAATCACCAAGCGCATTATTTATCTTCAAATTACGGGTTTTAGCGTTGTACAAGGATAATAATGCGTTCGCTTTTACTTCCCCGTTTTCACCCTCTTGTAAAGTGTCAAAATATTGTAATACACCCCAATTATTTATATTTTTTCCGTCTTGTGCGATGTAAATATCGCGCTTGCCTGTTTCTTCATTTTCAAAAGACAATTTTATTCTGTTATAAGTTGTATCGTCTATTGAGGATGTATAGTCAAAATTCAACCCCGTTTCATCGTCTAAAAGAACGCCTACTTTCATTTGTTCCAACGATTTAAGGGTTATTTTCCCGAAATCGTCATAAAGCACGAACAATTTATTTCTGTTGGTTAATTCCAAATCAAGGGCATTGTAAATAATATCAAATAGCGTTGTATTATCTTCAACCCTCGATGGTATTCTAAAAGTAGTTTGTTCAAGGTTTCCAACTTGCAAATTGAAATCTGCGGCGATCATTCTGATAACATCCGATGCGGTTCTGTTGGTATAAACGTAAGTGTCTTTATTCATTAAATAGCGTAATTGATCGTATGCCGTTACCTCTATAAAGTCATCTTTATTACGCTTTTTAGTGAAAACAAAACCGTAAAATACTTTTACCCCATCAACGGTCAACCTTACGCCGTTACCCTCTGTGAAATTTATAATATCGTCTTTAAGAACTGTAAATTTCAATCTTCCAGGCGATCCCCTGCGTTCGGTAGTCCATTCTGCGCCATCTTTTACAAGGGGTTTGTAACCCGTTGAACCGTTTTGTATTAGTATTTCAAAGTTCAAGAAAACACCCCCTTTATTTGTACCCCAACATTTGATTTACCCGCGCTTGTATAGCGGCGTAATCATGCCCTGCGGCTGTAAGTTTTGCCTTTCTGTCGGGGTTATTACCCCAATTACCCCGTATGACTTCCCGCGCCATATCGTCAATAGATTTTGACGGCGCGGTTTCTGCGGGGCGCGGTTGTGTAACCGTTGCTTTTGGTGGTTCGGGTTTTACTTGAATAGGCGGCGGTTGAATTTTTACGGTTTTAGTTCCGTAATCTTTATACATTTTCAAGGATATTTCAACCCGCACATCCAAGGCGTTATTACTATCTTCAACGGGCTTGTAATCTTCAAGTGATACTTTGATATTGTTATCAAAAAGCGACTTCCCATTTGGAAATGTCCGCGAAATGATAAATTGAAAAGGCTTGAACTTACCTTTTGCATCGGTATCAGTTTTCAATTTTTCAAGCTGTTCAAGATAATAAGCCGCATTTTGAAAACCGTTTTTATATTTTGCATACGGATATTTCACATTTGGAAATTCGGCGGTAAATGAAATATCCGTTAAACCCGCCTTTTTCAAAAGGTTAATTTCCCCCTCGTTTATCAACACCACCGTTTTATTAAAATTTTTAATCTTCATTTGAAATTTTGAGGGGGTAACGGGTAAAAGCAATTTCCCTAAATAAAAATCATATTCTTTTGCCATTTTAAGCGTGTACCCCCTCTGCTACTGCTTCAAGCGTTTGTGTAACACGATCTTCAAGATAAGTAATAATGCCGTCTAAATCCATATCAGAATTAACATTGTTTGTTATCCCGCCGAAATCAACCTTTACTTCTGCTGTTGTAAAACGGTTTATTACATCGCGTTCGGCTATATCGCGCATATACTTCAAATCTTCCTCGCTTGCACTCATTGAATTTTTCATTGCGCTTGTATTTTCGTTTATCCCCGTCATATCGGATGCCATTCCTGGGGATGGGTTAAAGGTTACAAAATCAGACGGATCGCCAGGATCAAATATGGAACTGGGATCGAACATATCACCGATGCTATTTTCAAGGT